CGAGCAGCGACTTAAAATCAAAAACTCTAACATATTGCGTGAGTTGATAAAATTCGCGGAAGGCGACGAATCCGCCAAGATTGAATACCAAAACGCACAGATTGGCTTGGGCCTTCTCAAGAAGGTAATGCCAGACCTAACCGAAAGCATGATTAAGGGCGAAGGCGAAAACGGCGAGGTTATCGTTCAGATCACTCGCAGGATTGTAGAGCCCCCTAAACAGGATGAGTAAAAACCTCATTCTGGACGTGGCATCGGCCCTTGCGCCTTTGCTGCATCCGGCTCGATACAAGGGCGCACATGGCGGGCGGGGCAGTGGCAAATCGCACTTCTTTGCCGAGCTCGCCGTCGAGGACGCTCTAAGATGGCCGGGGGACAATGGCGGCGTTGGCATTCGCTTTGCCTGCATCCGCGAGGTTCAAAAGAGCCTTAAGGAATCCGCCAAGCGTCTGATCGAGGACAAAATAGAAAAGTACGATCTGACGAGTCAGGGGTTCAAGGTCTACCGCGAGGTTATCGAAACCCCAAAGGATGGCTTGATCAGCTTCACAGGGATGCAGGATCACACCGCCGACAGCGTGAAGTCTATGGAAGGCTACGACCGCGCTTGGGTTGAAGAGGCGCAAAGCCTGAGCGACCGAAGCTTGATGTTGCTCCGTCCGACCATTCGTAAGGAAGGCTCGGAGCTTTGGTTTAGCTGGAACCCTAACCGGCCAACAGATCCTGTCGACCAGATGCTGCGCGGGCCACAGTGTCCTGACAACGCAACCGTTGTTCAATGTAACTGGTCGCACAACCCCTGGTTCCCAAGCGTTCTTGAGGAAGAGCGGCGAGAAGCCGAGAAGAACGACCCCGATCGATACGGCCACATCTGGGAAGGCGAGTATGCCCGTGTCTATGCCGGGGCCTATTTTGCCAGCCACCTTGAGGCCGCAGAGCGTGAAAGCCGGGTTGGAGTTGTTGCCGCAGACCCCATGCTGCCTATGCGGGCTTATTGGGATATCGGCGGCACAAGCCGTAAGTCAGACGCCACGTCAATATGGGTGGTTCAGTTCGTCGGCAATCAGGTTCGAGTGTTGGATTACTACGAGGCATCGGGCCAAGAGTTTAGCGAGCACGTCGGCTGGCTTCGAAGCCAAGGTTACGATCGCGTTGAACAAATCCTGCCCCACGACGGGGCCAAACACGACACGGTTAACAGGGTCACTCCACAGTCATTCCTCCGAGACGCGGGCTTTAAAGTTCGCGTGATGGATAACATCGGGACAGGCGCGGCTATGAAGCGCGTTCAGGCTGTTCGTAGGCTGTTCCCGGCAATCTGGTTCAACAAGGCCACAACAGAGGGCGGGCGCGAGGCTCTGGCTTGGTATCACGCCAAGCTTGACGAGGTTCGCGGCATTGATCTGGGGCCGGAGCATGACTGGTCAAGCCACGGCGCGGATGCGTTCGGGTCAATGGCTATCGACTTCTACGAACGAAGCGATCCGGTAAATACAAAGCGCCCCCGGCTCAGGAGGGCAATGAAGGGGATAGCATGAGGCCCAGAGACGAAGCCGTTGCGTTCATTGAGGAGCAGCTTGCCAAAGATGGGAAGCACGACTGGCCGGTTAGGGACAACGATTACACTCATGGCGGTCAAGTTCCCCAGTGGCACTACGGAAAGATCGAACTTCGACGTCTTATGGACTTCATCTACGGCCAAGAGCCGCAGTCAGACAGCGAGAGGATAGCGTAATGTCCAAAGGCGGAAGCTTTAACGGGGTCGGCGATATGTTCGACGGTGGCGGCGCAGGACGCGCGGGCCAACGGTTCGAAGGCGGCCCAATGTCCGACATTCTCAATGGGATGGGCGTCAAGCCGATGGGTTATAACGACCGGATGGGCGAAACGCGCCCACAGGCCCGGCCACAGGCTCCCCAACAGAGCCCCGCAGGTGTGTTGCCCCCGGTATCCCCTCCGAGCCCCGCTGGCGAGGCTGTTGCGGGCGGAGGCAGCGCCCCAACGCAAATGACCCCGCCAAGCCCCATGCAGGACCAAGGCGGGCCAATTCACGCGCCGATGGCGTCTTTGGCGCATCCCGATACCAAGATTGAAACAAGCTACATCACAAGCCTGATGCAGCGTGCGCAGGGTGGCGACCCGCTTGCCGTGCAGATGCTTACGGCGATGACAACGGGCAAGTTCTGATGAGCATTACCGACTTTAGCAGCCTGCAGTCGGCAATAGGCGACTTCCTGAACCGCTCCGATCTGACAAGCGTCCTCCCGACGTTCATTCAGATGTGCGAGGCGGATGTGAACCGCCGCTTGCGCCATTGGCAGATGGAGGTCAAAGATACCATCACGGTCGACGCGCAGTTTGAGGATTTGCCGACAGGCTGGCGTGAGACGATCCGCTGCGATGTGCAGGGTGGTCCGCGCTTGAAGCTCGTTGCGCACCCTGAAATGCAAGCCATGCGGGCCGAAACAGAGGATACATCAGGCGAACCCCGGTTCTATGCATTCGTGGCTGGACAGATGGAGTTTTTCCCAACGCCCGATGGCAGTTACACGATTAATCACGTCTATTTCAAAGAAATCACGGCGCTGGACGAATCCAACACGACCAATTGGCTCCTAACCAATTATCCCGATGTTTACCTGTATGGGTCACTGGCCCACACTGCACCATATCTTGTTGAGGATGCGCGGTTGCCCGTCTGGGAAAGCCTTTATGAAAAGGCGATGCAGGGTGCAAAGAGCGAGTCTGACCGTGCACGCCACAGCGGCACACAGCGCATCAAGGTCCGGTAAATGTATCAGCCGTTAGACATCCCCCCAGGCCAGTTTCGCAACGGGACTGACCTGGAGAGCGCTGGCCGCTGGAGGGACATGAACCTTGTTCGCTGGGATGAGGGGTCAATGCAGCCTGTCGGGGGTTGGTCCGAGCGGGACAACTTGGCGAGCGGGATCTATCGCGGGGCTGTCGCATGGCGGGACAACGGGACTGACCGCTGGGTCGCGGCGGGGAGCGCATCCGCGCTTAAGGCAATGACCGCTGGCGGAACGATTTACGACATCACGCCCGCAGGGTTCACGACCGGCAATGTCGACGCTGAAAACAACCTTGGTTATGGCGGCAGCTTCTATGGAACGGGGTCCTATGGCACGCCGCGCCCCGATGACGGGACCTACACCGAGGCTGACACATGGTCGCTTGAGGGCTGGGGCGAATACCTACTTGCCTGCAGCACGAGCGACGGGAAAATCTATGAGTGGCAGCTAGACGGGGCGACCCCGGCGGCTGTTTTGTCGAATGCCCCGACCGATAATTCGGGAATTGTGGTCACGGAAGAACGCTTTGTGTTCGCTCTTGGGGCTGACGGCGACCCACGGCAAATCAAGTGGAGCGATCGCGAGAACAACAACACATGGACGCCGGCAGCAACCAACGAAGCCGGGGACTATCGCCTAGAGACAGACGGTCAAATCATGTGCGGAGTGCGGGTTCCAGGGCAGACACTGATCCTGACCAATCGCGAGGCATACGCGGCGGAATACACCGGGCCGCCGTTTGTTTACGGGTTCGATAAGGTCGGCTCTGCTTGCGGGATTATCGCCCGCCATGCGGTTGCTGTGGCTGATATTGGTGCGGTCTGGATGGGCCGCGAGGGCTTCTATGCATATGCAGGCGGCGGGGTTGAGGCGCTGAACTGTGACGTCGCCGACTACGTGTTCAACAACATAAACACGGCTCAGATCACGAAGGCGTGGGCGGTTCCAAACCAGCGCTTTTCAGAGGTTTGGTTTTTCTACCCTTCGAGCGCTTCGACAGAGTGTGATAGCTATGTGATCTATAACTACCGCGATAGGATCTGGGCTACAGGCTCACTTGCGCGGACTGCGGGGGTCGACAGGGGCGTTTTCAATACGCCGATTCTTTTTGGCACAGACTCCAAAAGCTATAACCACGAGTCGGGGACGATCACTGTTGGTGATGGTGACGGGGCGGAAGATGTATATGCCGAGACCGGGCCAATCCTGCTAGGCAGCGGCGGCAATGTTGTCACGGCAACCGGGCTTATCCCCGATGAGAAAACGCAGGGCGACGTTGAGCTAACCATCAAGACGCGGATGTATCCGAACGACACAGAGACGTCATATGGGCCTTATCAGCCGGTGAATCCAGTTGATTTAAGGCTGAGTGGTCGTCAACTCCGGCTGCGGGTTTCGGGCGCGCGGTCAACGTCATGGCGCTGGGGGGTTCCCCGCATCATGGTTGCAGAGCGGGGGCGCAGATGAAGCTTAGACCGGCAGGCCCAACCTACAATCGGGCGATTGAAGCGGAGCGCATCCGCCAGATCCAAAGCGCGGACGCAAAAAACCACAAGCGGGGCGCTGATGTGGAAATAGGCGAAGCCCGCTTGATCCTCACAAGCCCCAATGGCACACGCTATAGCGTCGAAGTCGATAACGCCGGGGTTCTGTCAAC